GTTCAGGGAACTACTGAATTTAATGACTACAATGTTTTTATTCGTGCCATGGGTGTTGCTCTTTCTAGTATGAATGAAGATGATAAAGAATTTATAATTTATTCTGTTGGTCCAACTCAAATTAATTCTTTTGTTTCAGAGTTTTCAAACTTATCTGAAAGAGGAATGAAATCAAGAGGACGTAAAATTAAATTTTATAAAGTAGCATCTTCTTGGCTTGAAGAAAATATAAATCAAATAAACTATTTTGCTTTTTTAAGTAAACCAAAACAATCAATATCTAAATTAGTTCATGTTGCTGAATCAAATAATATAGAAGTCGGTATTTTCCGATATTAAGTGGGGACAAAAACATGTTAATAAACAAACTAGACACTATGGAAAAGATAGTAAAGCAAAATAATTTACTTTCTTGGATTGGCTGGGATGTAGTAGAACGTAAGAAAACAGAAATGGGTAGAACCGCTGTTAATGGCGTTCGAGTTAATGGTCAGTGGTATACACAACGAGTATTCAAAGTTGATCGTAATGGCTGGGACATTCCAAATAAGTATAAGATGTAGGTCTTTCTATGAAACAACATGTATGGAAAGACGATGCTCTATGTTTAGGTCTTGATAATAGTTTATTTTTTGACACATATGAAGAAGATGTAGATGTAAGACCAATAATTGATTCGCTATGTAGTAGATGTCCAGTAGCAAAAAAATGTTTTGCTGTTGGAGTTTCCGCTAAAGAGTGGGGAATCTGGGGCGGTGTATATTTAGAAGGTGGAGAAATATCAAGAGAATTTAATAATCACAGAACAAAACTTGGTTGGTCAGAAACTTGGCAGTCATTAACAATGGATAAGTAATGTATACAGACGATATGCGTAAAGCTTTTCATTCAATAATTCCCCCAAAAGGATTTCAAGTTCAAGTTATTGATAGTGATCATTTTCTTGTTATTAAATTAAATGAACATAGTTTTGCCAGAATGGTCCACGATGAAAAAATACAAGCATTACAGTATGTAGTAAATATCAAAAAGGCTTTAGAAATGAATGGGGCTATAGTGTTAGTCACACGGGAGGCAATAAAATAATGTCACAAATAATTGACACAGACTATGTAGGTAGTATATACTTATACTATGGTTTTATTAATGAATAATATTATTGTTATAGTAGCATTTACATTAGCTGGATCCTTTGCCCTTGCTTATTTAGTTTCATTAATTAAAATTAATAAAATAAATAAAGCATTTACAAAGTTATCGATTTCTCATAAATCATTACAGCATTTTGTTGATAACAATAACATTGAATTTAAAAATGAAGACGATATTCATAAAGAAAACTTTATTAAGTTTCTTTCTGATTCTCGTGACTGGTCATTCGAATATATAGAAGATGTTCAAAGTAAAATAAATAAGATGATTTTAGATTTAAAACCTGATGTCGAATATTTTGAAAAGTTTGGCTTGCTCTATGATGGGCATCCATCCTATCCGATGCTAACAAATTTTATAAAATCATATAAAGAGTTACAAGACTTACTACCAAAAGAAGACTATAAATGAAAAATATTGTTGTAGTTGGTGGTGGCACTGCTGGTTGGATAACAGCGTTATATGCAAAACAAATTTTTCCAGATGATAACATTACTTTAGTCGAAAGTCCAGAGATTGGAATTTTAGGAGCTGGAGAAGGTTCTACAAGGCAGTTAATATCAATTTTAAAATACTTAGACATAGCGATTGAAGATTTAATAAAAGAAACAAAGTGCACAATAAAAACTGGAATTAAATTTACAAATTGGTCTAAAGAAAAAGACTACTACTATCATGATTTTACACATGAAGGATCTATTTTTGATGAAAGTGGTTTTGATAGGGGGAGAAATAATTTTGATTTTCCAATCTTAAAATATGAAAGACTTCTAAATATAGTTGAAAAAAATACAAACACTTCTGTAAATGATGAGTATTCAGACAATAAACTTTTACCCTTTACTGCCTTAGCAGAAACAGAAAATAATAAATCATTTTTACATTCATGGAATATCCACTCTGATTATTCAATTCATTTTGATGCAAGACTTTTAGCATCATTCTTATCAAATTTAGGGATCTTAAGAAAAATAAAATTAATTAAAGGTGAAGTAGTAAACATTGAAACCAATAATCAGAATGATATTGTTGCTTTAAAGTTAAATAATAATGATACTATACTTACAGATTTTGTTTTTGATTGTAGTGGTTTTGCAAGATTAATAATTGGAAAACATTACAACTCCAAATGGCAAAGTTTTTCGGAATACCTACCTATGAAAAGAGCATTACCATTTTTTATAGATATTGATACAGAAAATATTCCAAGTTACACAGAGGCAATTGCCATGGATTATGGATGGATATGGAAGATACCATTACAACATAGGTATGGGTGTGGCTATGTTTTTGATTCTGATTATATAAATGAAGATCAAGCTCAAGAAGAAATTGAAAAATTTTTAGGATTTAAACCAACTTATCCAAAAACTAATGGTAAGTCTTTTATTTTTGATCCAGGATTTTTTGAAGAAGTTTGGATAAATAATTGTCTTGCAGTCGGGTTATCTTCTGGATTTTTAGAGCCATTAGAAGCAACTTCTATTGGTCAATCAATTTTGTTATTACAAAGATTTTTTATGCAAAAACATAAAATATTTTCTAACGATGTTGAAATAAAAAAACTATTTAATGAATACTACATCAGAGATGCAAAATCAATAGTTGATTTTTTAAGTTTGCATTACACAACAAATAAAGATAATTCTGATTTTTGGATAAATTTTAATAAAAATAATAAAAAATCACAGAATTTATTAAATAATTTAGAGATTTTAAAAAATTCAACTCTTACAAAACTCTATGATGAGATTTGGTTTAGTAAAGATAGCTACTATATTGTTGCTTTAGGAAATAATCTTGTAGATTTAAATAACATAAATAAGATATATAAAGAATTTATTGACGAAAATAAACATAGTGAGTTAGTTAGTTTTATATTAAATAAAAAAAACATTAGTAAAGACTTTATAAAGCACAGTGATTTTTTAAAACATATAGGGGGATTACAACAATGAAAGACATTTTTCTATCAACAATAACAGGTTTTGGGTGTGGCATCGTGTTTGCTGCATTCAAATTGCCAGTTCCAGCACCACCAGTTTTTGCGGGAGTCGCAGGAATTATTGGTCTATGGATTGGTTTTACAATACTAACACGAGTTATATCCTAGGAGGAATAATGAATAAGATAATCAATGATAAGAATAAGGCATTGCTAGCATCATATGGTCGCTCAGTGCTTGCTTCAGGTCTTGCCCTATATATGGCGGGAATAACAGATCCAAAAGATCTATGGACAGCATTAGTTGCTGCAATTGCACCAGTGGCATTGAGGGCAATTAACCCTAATGACAAGGCTTTTGGTATCTTGCCAGATGCTGCTACCGTAGATAAGGCTCTAAAGGCTGCTAAGGCACCTGTAAAGAAAAAGGCTGCAGCAAAAAAGGCAGTAGCAAAGAAGAAGTAATAACCTTCTATTAGAAAGGCCAGTCTAGAAATAGGCTGGCTTTTTTATTTATTCATTTATTATTTTAATATATTTTTCTTTAAGATTTTCTACAGAAAAGTTTGATAATCCTATTTCTAATGCATCTTGTTTAATATTTTGTTTATTATTATTGGCTACATAGCTATCAATTATTTTAGCAAGACTAACTGACTTTGCATCATAAACATTAACCATTGATTTTGTTCTAAAGCTATCAATTTGTGCTGATTCAGCTAACCATTTTCCTGGCAGAATTGCATTGTTAGGTGATATATTGGTCATAAAAACTGGCAGGGCACTCATAAGAGCCTCATTCATAGGTAAACAAAGACCAGCATAACGTCTAGGTAAAACCATAGCATCAAACCCACTATACATATCTTGTCTGTTATCTGGATTGCCTATTTCAATTTTTACCCTTGAATCTTTGCATATAAGGTTTAATGGAGTCTGAGATTTTATAACTAATTGGTAATCTTCTTTAGAATACTTCATCATTTTAAGAATACTTTCAGTTCCATTTCTATCTTTTGCAGCTTTTTTACCAGCAATATGTAGTATTCGCTTGTGATCTTTTGATAGATTTATTTCTTTTGCTTGATTAAATAAAGTATGATCTGTTGGTGGTGGTAGATGCATTACCTGTGTTTTACTTCCAAACTTCTGAACAATTATATCTAAGTTCCATATGCTAGGAGCAAGCAAGACATCTGGCAACGTCCATTCTGGGTGTGCTAAATGACCAAATAGTTCATAGTTGTATTGAAGTATAGTTTTGATTCCTCTTTGTTTAGCAAGATCAACTAACTCTAAATGATAAAATGTTTCACAACTAATAACAACATCAATATCTTCTAAGAATGCTAAGACTTCATTAGTTCTAGGCATACCTTTTCTAGTTTCAATGACATTATAATCTCTATACCACTCTGGATGTTGCTGGTTATTGTTAAAAAATTGGGAATTGATTAATAGAATCTTATCAGGATTAAGCATCTTGACAAGTTCCATAGTTTGATTACCTAGACCAGTATTGTCAGACCTTGCTATGATTCCTAGTCTCATTCTTTATATCCCCAAATATCATCATCTGTAGTAAACTTTTTAGTTCCCTCACGACCATCTAAATGGTATGATCTTTTTATATGTCCTTCTGGGTGATAGATCCAAAGCTTGTGATGGCTCCAACCTTCTTCGCTAAAGGTATCATAAGGCAAACAATCATCTTGAACTCTACCGTGAAACCTATCTTCAATAAAAGTTTTTTCATCAGAAAAAGGCAGGACAACATCTTTATAATATCTTACAGTGCTTAAGTGAGGTCGTTGGCTCCATTGTGCAGTCTTCATGAATCCATCTTCTAGACCAAACATTAAATGTTTATGTGGTTCTGGAATTTGTGCTTCAAAATGAAAACGAATAGTATTAGCCTTTTTATTTTCTAACATGTCTAAACACTTTTGCCAATCAATTTCACAGTCAGGAGTTATTGGGGCATCTCCTTCGACATAAAGCATTGCTCCAGTATCAATAATTCCAATAGTTTTCTTCATCATTGTAGTCTGATGACTATGCTCATTAAATATTATTGGTAAAACATTTTTCCATTCATGAAGACATTTCCATAATATCCTATTTTTATATTCATCATAATCTAATTTACGAGACATTCTTTCTTTACGTAATCCATCCATTTGTAGAATAATTTCGTTGTCTGGAAAATGTGATCTAATAGCAGCAATTGTTTCATCAATAACAAAAGTATTTGGATGGCTTGGTAAAACAGAAGTTGGTATTACAATAGTTACATCTCTCTTATGCATTAATTTGCCTCATAATTCTAATACCAAGATCTCTTTTATATTTAATCCACCAACAAACAGCATCGTGCATATTTTGAGGATAATTATTTAGTAATTCAGGCACTACAGTTGTTAGTGAATGCCAATTCTTTATTGATTTTATTGGTGTTTTACCTTCAAAAACAAAATCATAATAATTGATAACATTTCCTTGTGGATCAACAGCATCTACTATTGGTAAAGACAACATTTCTAAAGCTTCATAAAATCTAAAAGATTCTATTACAACTGCGCCAGAAGGTGACGGCGCTATTCTTGCACTTGCAAGGTTGGCATAGTAATCTTTTGGATGATCGCCTTGGGCAAACCCTTCTGTAGGCTTAAAAAGGGCATTTGAGAGGGTTTTTATGGCATCAGACAGTTGCCTACGTCTTGAATGTGTTATTTGTCCACCAAAATATACATCATATTTTTTATCAGTATATTGTGGAACAGAGTTTTTTAGATGTTGTGGAGTCCCTAGTGGTAACTTATAATATTTTTTATGTTTTTTATGAGGGCATTGAATCCATATGTCAGCATTAGGATGACTAATCTTGGTTATATCAAACCTACCTTCTTCATCCCCTGTAATAAATAACACCAGTCTTCCTATTTTCTGTAACTCTTTATTCACATCTTCTTCATGACCAAGGTTTTGAGGTCCAGGAACAACAACAAATGCACGATCAACATCTGGTAATGAGTTTACTTTTATTTGTTCAATATTATATTTATCAAATATTTCTTTTAATAAACCATAATCCCACTTATCAGAAGCACAATCTTTTTCATCAAAGGAATATAGATATGCATTAATCATTTTGTAGCCCTAACAAACATCCATTCATGGTGCATGTGATCTGTAAATATTAAGTTATTAAATCCTACATCTTTTAATATTCTATTAATTTCAAACTTTGATGTTTGATAAGAATATGGAGAATTTTCTTCCCCAATGACAAACTGAAAAAACATATTGCCACCAACTTTTAATTTTTCATAAGCAAGTTTTATATAATTAATTTTTTCTTGATGCTCAATATGTTGAAACACTAGCATTGAGTATACAAGGTCAAGATTGTCTGCAAGTTCTTGATACTTTATATTATTTCTTTTAGGTGCAAGGTTTATCATTTTATCTGAAATATCTATTCCGTAAAAATTACATTCACGATACTTGTCTGCCAGTGGGACTAACAGTCTTCCTATTCCGCACCCAATCTCTAAAACATTATTCCAGTTGTTATTATTTTTTTCTATAAGATCTAAAAATGTTTCAGTAGATGCCCATTCATCTGCAATATATTTATACCTTACATCTGGATCTTTAGCAGCGTTATCCCAAAATGTTTTAGATTGATTCATAAAAAAGATGCACCTCATGTTGATAGTCTAGTATTGTTTCCTTATACCCTAGTTCCATGATCCAATATCTAAGATCCCAAAGATACTTATTCCAATACATAATCATAAATTCTGGATGACCAGATAGCCAAATTTTTGGTTTATATTCCCTTAAAACTTTTTCTGCGCCAGTTAACACAGCCCATTCGCTACCCTCTACATCAAGAGTTATTGCAGTTGGTGGCTTGATACCCTTTTCATAAACACAAGAATCAATTGTTATCTGTCCATAATTAGATCCTTCTGTATGCAATTCTTTAAATCCATGTGCAGCATCAATGACCGTATTAGCTTCTGGTGGAAATTCGTTATGATAAATTCTTGTAAGTTCATTGTTTTCATTAGATGCAAACCCAGGAATGCAGACCATTGGCTTATCTAGATTATTGCTTTCCCATAATTGTGGATAGTGTGACCACACTTTAGGATTTGGCTCAAATATCACAGTCTCTGCTCCCCATATTTGACAGAGAGCAACCATTTCTCCTTCTTCTCCACCAACATAATAAATTACATCGCTAGGTCCAAGATTGCTATGCATTGACTCTAGTCTTTTTCTTTCCCATCCCTTTTCTGTATACCATTCAGGTCTATTGGCACGATGTTCTGGAAGAAAGATTTCAAACTCTCCATTAATCTTTGTCTTTATCATTTCTGTCATTTTATAAGTATCCTATTCTTCGTATCTAACTTTTTTAATAAAACTAATATGGTTCTCGTCATCTTCTTTTGGGCAGTATTTAAAATCTACATTTGGTAAATTAAATGGAGTTGGATAAAGTTTATCAACAGTGTGACCACCTCCAGGATATTGCCCCCACTTGTTATAAAAATATTGATGTAATAAGTTATCATTTGATCTTACTCCACCTAATTTAACGCTATGCCCCATAATGGTATCTGAAACATCAAATAAAATCTTTTCCCATTTAACATTAGGCATTGCTTTTTTAATTCTAATACTATAATCTAAATCATCATATCCATATGGTGTAAAGTTTTCATCCCATCCGCCAACAGTATCAATAACATCTTTTTTAAAAGCCATTAAATGCCAACCATAAAGTTGGAAGCCTTCAACAATTTGAGCATCAGTTTTTTCTAAATGCTCAATGATATCTAAGCCACCCTTATCACCAAACCTTATTGCTGCACTCATTATAATCAGCCAATCAGCACTATCTTCATAAAGTTTTTTAATGCCAAGATTATGACTAGCCATTATGCCAATATTATTAACTGTATTGTCAATCTCTAAAATATTGTTTAATTTACAATTAAGCATAAACTCATCACGAAACTCTTGAACACGAAATGGTAAACAGACTACATATTTCATTTCTGCAACCATTTCATTAGTGATACTTTAGGTATCCATCCAGTTAAATCTTTAAACTTAGAATTAGATGCAAGAGTTTCTTGCACTTCCCCAATTCTTGACGGGATAAACTTAACATCATTTGAAATCATATTAGCAATATCAATTATAGAATAGTTACTTCCATACCCAATGTTATATACTTCACCAAAGCCATGACTTACTTCAGACGCAAGTATGTTTGCTTCTACCACATCAGATATGTGGGTAAAGTCTCTACGTTGAGATCCATCACCAACCACTGTTAGTGGCTTACCTTCTTCGTGTTGTTTTAAAAATAAACCTATAACTGGTGCATACTGACCTTTAAGTGGTTGTCTATCTCCATAGACATTAAAGTATCTAAGAGATATAGTCTCAAGTCCATAAAGATTATAGTAAACTCTTGCAAGGTTTTCACCAAACACCTTTGCTGTAGAGTATGGAGTTAGTGGGTCAGATGCTTGTGTCTCTATGTTTGGAAGAATTGCTTTCTTTCCATATGCAGATGATGTGCTTGAATAAATAAATCTTTTTACTTTATTAATTCTTGCAAGTTCAATAACATTTGCAGTACCTACAGCGTTTGATTCAATAGACTTTCTTGGATTTAATATTGCAGGCTGTATTCTTGCATCTGATGCAACGTGAAATACATAGTCAATCCCATTAAATAAATGTGCAATTTTTTCATAATCACATATGTCATATTTGTAATTATTTGCTTTTGGATTCCAATAAAACTGTTCATGACATTCTGCTGACTCATTGTCTATACAGATAACTTTGTGACCAAGTTCTATTAGTTTATCAACAAGGTTTGAACCAATAAATCCAGCA